GTTCAAGCAGTTTTGCAATTGCACGTTCACTTTGGTACGGACAATGCGTACAACTTATCGCAGCAAATCTTGCGTACTCGCTCATCAGTTTGTAATTGTTAGCGTTCGTCCAACGTCAACAAAAAAGTTCCCGCCACCCTTTATGTTTATCTCTGGACTAACAGCAGAGTTCCATGCACCAACGTCAGTGCGTGTGTCAAAGATTCCTTTCTTCCAAAGCACAATTGCGTTTGTGGATATGTCGGCATGTTCATTGTTCTTAAATGTTAATCTGCCCCTTGCGATATTTATTTCAGCACCAGTTGATGTTCCCCTGTGTGTCATTACGCTATTGCCAACAATCCAAGATGTACCACTGCTTGCAATTGCAGTGCTTGCACCAGATGCAGTTGCCTTTGTGCCATTAGACAAAACAAACTCACCCAACGCACTTTCTATTGTGACTTTGGAATTGGCTGCTTTTAATGGTGAAGCAGCAGATTCAATAATTACATTTCTGCTACCACGCCTATCGTTTGAAAGAACTATGTCATTGAAGGCATAAGTTCCCGCCAATGTAAGTGCGTTACCCGTCTTGCTAACATAAACGTTTTGCAATGCACTGACACCTGTATTAACAATTTGTGAACCCACTTCACTGGGCGTGTTAGATATGAAAGTATCAACTTGAATATCCGACACGGTAACTTTAAGATTGAACCTTCCTTCCTTTTTGTTAATGATAATCTTGTTTTGTACGGGATGACCTGTCGCACTGTTCGGAACAATACTAACAGGGTCACCATTCACTTCTTCAATTTTTCCTGTGTAACCTTCGCTGATGAAAAGAGAATTACAAATTACAGAACCAGAAGAAACATCTATTGCACCATCGTTGAAAATTGCGTAATCATAATAATCTGGCAAGACACCACCGACCCAGTTACCTGCTGTCTGTGCATTTCCATCACCCGCACTACCATCCCAAACAATTCTTTCTGCAACTATGGTTTCTATTGTTGGGCGATATGATGGAGTTGCTGAATCAGAAGAATGCACAATAGCAAATCCGCTTGTAGTTGCAGTATCCGATAATGGAATGCCAACCCAAAGTAAAAGTGTCCCATTATTTCTGTTAAGTGCATCCTTGACTAATTCTGTAATGTCAAGTTCAATTGCATCTACAACACGAAAACCAACAGCAGCAGAAGTTTGCAATTTACGACTTGCAGATTTTGCATATTGTGTAATCGCACTATTGTCTGCTGCACCAACATCATTGCCACCTGTCCAATTGGTACCTGTTGCTGAAACTACCCAAGTTGCTTCATCGTTTGTAAATCCTTCGTCTAGTCTGTATGCATAAATTGTGCGTTCTGTATCACCCTTTTGTTCCACCCCACTAGCCGTAAACTTTAAAACTGATTGTACAATAGTGCTTGCTTTCAAGTCTGAAATATCAAACTCCATTACTACATTTGCTCTATTGCTTTCAGTACATGCAAAACCAGTACACTGCTGACCAATGTTCCATGTCGCAGCACCGTCATAATTTGCTTCAGTATTATCACCATCCAACATTGTGCCTGTTCCCTGATGAGTTTCTACGGTAGACATTTAAGTAACCGTGACCTGTCTACCTAAATCACATTTGATAATTCCTCCCGCGACAATTGGGTTGGTGTAAATGGTGTTGCTCAAACCATTCCGTTCATCAATCATAGAACCTGAATGAAGTGTGACGCTTACAATTGTGTGCGAAGGTGAGGGGCAACCTCGCATATCGAAGAAGCCACCGAACATTGTTAGCGTGGTTAATACTGCTGCACCTGTTGGCTTGTATTTGCAAGTGCCTTCATAGATTGTAATGCTGTTGGTAGTTCCATCGAGGTTGACCATTTCAAGTGTTCCACCATACAGCACGGCTGTGTCAATTTGTTCTGAGCAGACTATTCTTCCAGAGTCCATTGTAATGTCAGCAGCCGAAACAACCGTACTCGCTTCAATTTCCAATCGCACACCGCGTGCACCAATTAGATTGATTCCACCAGTTACCGTTGTGGTTGCTGCTAAAAGAACAGTACCTGCACCACCCGTGATGGTCAGTGTGGTAATTGCACAATTGTCCAATTTTAATGCGGGTGAATCGGTGGATGTTGCTTGCACATTAACATTTGGAAACGTGCCATCTAAACCAACAGCACCAATCTTGTTTGCGTAGTCCAGAACGTCTGCATTTATTGTTGCAGTTGCAAGCGTAGCATCGGTAGTTGTACCAAGGGTTGCATCCACCGTTGTTACAAAAGAACCTGTCCACTTTGTACCGAAGTTCAAACTATCCAACGCATCTACATCTACTATTGTACTTGCCTGAATATCTTGACTGCCAGTTGTAAAATAAACGTCATCATCTGCAACAGGTACTGCTGAACTTGCACCATCTTCATCACGCCAGTTTGCAGCGTGTGCCCAGTTTCCAATCTGCGTTGCTGTTAATCCGTACCAAACTCGTATTGCCATTTCTTACCACCTTCCAATTGGACATGTTTCAGATTTCAATTTCACCTTCGCTGCACAGTAGCAACCACATTTATTGCAAACACCAAAGTCATAATGTTCGCAGGACTCACATAAGTTCCTTCTGTCTATTATCGTTGCATCATCGCAACCATCTATTCCTAATTCTGCACAATAACGCTTCAAACCCTTTGCCTCACTTCTTTTTCTTTGGCTGTTCTTTTATTGTTTGGTATGGTATTAACTTGTTTAATAATTGCTGACGCTTTTTACAGCCACCGCACTGTTTTATCTTGCCTCTGCTCAACTTTTTAATAACTCGACTGACTGTATCACCGAACCCTCTAGCGCGAGGCTTATGCTTAGGCTTTGTGTTTAACTGACATATTGTTAGGCATACCCCGAATGATGGCTTTTCGTACTTATTTATATTGCAGCAACCGCCACCGTCTATTCCGCACGCTCTCCAGTGTTCACACTTAATCATGATATGTTCACGTTCGTTATATCTATCGACTCGCAAGCAGCCCCGACTACTTGGACGTTTGGCATAACGTCTTGCACGAGAGAATTATAGAATGGGTCTCCTACCTCTCCACAAATGGCGCATCCACAATATTCCGCACCGACGGTGTTGCAATGACCTTGGTCTACATCGTTAAAGGTATAATCACCTCGCGCATAAAGTGGAGCACCACCAATCCACGTTAGACAGGGACAAGGCGTATTGCCAGACTGCCCACAATCGTCAATGTTATGGTGATTGTATCCTGCAATGAAACGATTCGTAATCGTGAGTCCGTTCCCGTTTGTAAAAGTTCGCTTCAGGGCTACAGTAATACCACAGCATTTCTGAAGGTTGCCTCCTTGTTCCACCACGCATGGGGTGAGATTCCCCGCATCACTATCAAGAAACATAAAAGAAGCCCTAAGCCATACTTCTACTAAACTTCCCGACCACGAATACTCTACGCTACCATCTGCCTTATAGGAATCAAATGAACCCTCATCTGTACCTGTACCGTAGTAACCGCACGCAGTTGGCGTTGTTACTGCGATAGACTGAGTAAACGCGGGGACTAAGTACCATTCATAACCCGAATCTTCGGACATGCAATTCGAATGCATCATTTGAACCTCTGGTACTGCAATCTCCACAGATAAAGTAGACGGGCATATACCTGATGCTGTTCCACCGCAGAATAGGCTGATTCCACCACCGCACATCGCACATATACCGCACCCAGTTTCCCAACAACAATCACAAATCGCTCTGCGGTAGCCCGTCACCTAACACTCTCCATCGTGAGCATTGGCTAGACTAAATACTGAGCGCAGTGTACCTTCAGAATCTTGTAGGATAAACATTACAACCACCGTATCGAGTTGCACAGTATCAATACAAGAGCCAATCGCCCGCATGGTAAAATCAGGAGGGTACGTGGAGCCGTTCATATCTACGGCAGGAGATACGTTGTCAACTGTATTGCTCATTTCGCATAGATTCAAGGCATCATCACCCGTACGTCCATCGGTAAGGTCTTCAAACCCAGTTTCATCATCAAGTACAACCTCAGTCCACTCGTACTCGTATCGATTATCAGATATTGCCGATGAACCTGTTATCTTTGCAAGGAAGTAATTAGTGCCACCACCCCTTTTTTTGCGTTGGGATGTTTGGTCACTATTCTTCTTTTCATACTCAGCCAACATAATCATTAACCTTCGCCACAATTCAGGAGTAAGGTTGCCAAGTCCACTTGAAATTGTCGGGTATTGTCCTTTGGTCATGGCGAGAACGCAAAAGATGTTGTGCTAGGAAATGGTTGTTTGTAGTAGATGTTCAATTCACCATCAATAAATTTTGGTTCTCCTGTTTCTGTTCTTTCGGGTACTTGTCGCATATGACTCCATGCATCCCATACAAAGTTGTAGGTTGAATCCCAACTGCTTTCAGATTGCCGTGAAACTGACATTCCTTTGAACAAAACAGACCCCGCAGCAAAACCGTAAAACGCACCCAAGTTTCTTTTCCCTGCCTTTGTTTGAACATTGTTCAAATGATATGTTGTGCCAAATGTTGTAACAGATAAACTGATGTCTGTAGTTGGAACAGGAATGGTAACTGGTTCACCGCCTTCATGCACTATATCACCACTAGTGATTAAAGAACCATCATCGTCACCCTGTGAACCGTTTGCGGGTATGGTCGCACCCGCAACAAAACCGTCAACAAGTGCAAGACCTGTTGTGATGCTTACACCTGTAAACAATCGTTCTGGCGTATCTTCATCACCACCACCATCACCAGTATCGCCTTCGCCTACACCTTCTTCACCTTCTTCTTCTTCACCATCGCCTGTTGTGTCCGTATCACCACCATCATCAGGTTCTAAAACGCCACCATCTTCAGGGTCAATTTCTGTGTTGTCACCATCGTCATCGAATTCATCATCATCACCACCCGCATCAGTTGAATCTTCTGGTTTTGCATAGTTCCAAGTCAATTCCCATGTGTCTGCCCTTGAACCACTTGCCTTAATACTAAAACCATTCGCAAAGATTCCATTGATGTCAGGGTGGTTATCACTAAAACTAACACCACCAGAATAATTAACTGCGTCTTCGAGTGTGAGTCCACCAGTATCTTCGTACACAAGAAACGTTCTGCTTGCGGTGTATGAATCTTGGCTGCGTGAAACTTCTCTGCTACCGAACAGTTCTACGTAATTCATGTAAGCACCCCAGTGCTTCCCCTCTTTCGCATTGCTTCATTTAACTTCTGCAATTCTGTAAGTTGGTTGCCACTAACTTCACCAATATCTTTCAACAGGTCTTCTGTTGTAGACATACTGTTGCTACTTGATAACTTACCGATTGCAGCAACGGTTGTGTCCATCATACTTTCAAGCCCTTTTACATCTGTATCTATTGTTCCACCCAACTTACTGACAACATCTTTAGTTCTATTTGCAATGTCTTCTGTGCGGTCAAGACTCTTTGCTGTGTTTTCCTTAACTGCTGTCATGACCTGTTCAATTTTCTTTGATGTCTCTACTTGTTTCTGTGCCAACTGTTCTGTCTTGTTTACTTGCCCCGCAATTTTGATTGAACCCATTGCAGATTGCAGACCTTCAACAATACCCTTGGTAACAATGTTCACGTTCACTTCAATATCTTCTTCTGTTGATGTCTTGAGGTTATTAACTGCCTTATTGAATTGTAGTATTGTCAACAATTCTGCATCATACATCTTCTTAAGTTTTGCAACCTCATCATCGTAAACTTGTTGGTCTGTACGTATTGATTCAATTACCTTTAAGGATGCATCAAACAATGCGTCTGCTGTTTTTATTGCTTCTTTTCTTGCTTCATCTGCATCCTTCAGTGCTTGCAGTTCTTCTTCAAGTGCAAGTGTGCCTGCAACCACTGCAGATGTTAAATCTAATGATGATGCTTTTGCAATTAACATTTCTGCTGCTGTCATGCCAAAGTAATCAATCTGGTCTTCCAAGGTTGTGGTTAGTTTTTTGCCTTCATCAATTAGTTCACCCCATCCATCTTGCATTTTTTCCATTTCGTCTTTAACTGCGGGTGCACCATCTTCAATACCTTTAACAACACCTTCTATTGTTTTTGCACCAAGTTCTTCGCCTGCCCCAATCGCATGTTTATATTGCGCCTTGTATGCATCAATCAATCCACTTGTGACAGCCTTCACACCTTCTTCTGCTTGTGCAACTGCGGTGTCATTCCATTTAAGAGCATCTGCTGCCATTGATTCTGCCATTGCATGGAGTTTTTCAACTCCCGTCATGTCAGGTTCACCGCCAAACATTCTCATAACAACAGCCATGCCACGAGCCATCATTTCTGTCAACTTAATAATTCCACCTAGTACCGCATGGGCAAGTGCACCGAGTTTATAGAATACATATTGTAATACATTCCATAGAAACTTCACAACGGCTGTTATGGTCATAATTATATCTGCCACCACCATGAGTAAACCACTCCACAGATTTATTTGAACCATGCCTTCTTTGGCTTTAGTATTAAGTGCATTGAAACCTTCGGTCAAACCCGCAAAGAAACCTGTTGCTGCTTGTGTTCCTGTTCTGAATGCGGGTGATAGTTCTGAACCAACTGCAATTGCCAAGCCAGAGATTGCAGATGTCAAAAGTTTTGTATCGCCTTCAAGTGTGTTCAATCGTATGTCAGCCATCTTGCCGACCACATCAACTGCTTGTTCCATTGCCACTGTGAGTGCATCTGTTTCCTCAACAACACCTGACAAAACACCAACAGCCGTAACACCCAACTTTCCAAACTTCTCAAAGTTTTCTACAAGTCCGTGTCCTTCTAGCAGGTATTCTCTTAATGCGGGTGTGCCTTTCTCTGATATTTCTGTTGCCATCTTGAGCATGACTGTTCGTAATGCGGTTCCACCTTTTGAACCTTTAATTCCTGCATCTGCCAACTTGCCAAGCATTGCAGAAGTTTCTTCAATGCTGAACCCAAGTTGACTTGCTACTGGTGCAACGTAAGAAAAGGCATCGCCCATTTCTTGAACAGTTGTGTTGGTCTTTGATGCAGCAAGTGCAAGCACATCTGCAACGTGTGTTGTTTGTGATGCTTCTAAACCAAAGCCACGTACTGCTACGGCTGCAATGTCTGCTGCTTCTGCAAGTTCCATACCTGTTGCTGCTGCCAAATCAAGCACGGCAGGAGTTGCAGAAAGTATTTCATTAGTGGTGAATCCTGCCCTTGCAAGATTCGTCATACCCTTTGCTGCTTGCTCTGCTGTGAACGAGGTTGTCGCACCAAGTTTCTTTGCACTGTCTTCCAATCTCGCAAAGTCCGAATTGCTAACGTCAAGCAAGATGGATTTCACCTCTGCCATCGCTGCTTCAAACTTCATAAACTCACCGACTGCAAACTTCACTGCTTTTGCTGCTGCAAAAACACCTGCTGTCAAAGCAGCGAATGCAGCAACAGCCAAACCCGCAGGGCTTGCAGCAAACTTACCAAACTTGCCAAGCATTCCTTTTGATTTGGAAAGACCTTTGGCAAGACCTTTGGTGTTTGACTTAATATTTATCCAGAGATTGCCTATCGTTGCCATTGTTCATTCGCCTCTGTTGGTTCTTGCCCTGTCATTGCTTGCAGTATGGATTTCATTTCATCTTCTTCCATCACTTGTTTTTTAGAATGCTCACCTACTAACATGAAGTCTTTTGGCGTGAACGTTTTGCTGTTCTTTGTCCTGTTGCAATTTGCAAGTGTGGATGCAATTATTGATGCAGGCAAATCCGCAGACCTAAAATAACCAAATGGTTCAAGTGAATAATATGCTGCCCATTCAGAAAGTTCCTTACTGTCCAGTGTCTGCAACAACTGTTTTACAGACATTCCAAGTTCAAGAGCCAGAGTAAAGTAAAAACGCCTCTCTGGTCGGCTCTCTAATTTTTTGCTAAATCTTCAACGTCATCTTGTCCAAGCCCATTCAGTTTTTGTGATACCGAGAAAATTAAATCAAGGCACATTGCAGACTTCTTGCCAAGTGCATCAATGTCACGTGCATCAAATAACCGTTCGCCTTTGTCGTTGCACATTGTCAGAACACACAAACGTGCACGGATGTTCACCATGTTCACACTTCGGTTCTTGCCTTTGCTTTGAACACACGATGCTTCAAACTCATCGCGTTCCGTGCCAGTTAAAGTCCTTACCCAAACGCTTCCTCCCCACCGTTCTACAACTACTTCTTCACGTGGAAGGTCATCGCTCTTGAGAATCGCCTTTTTATCTAACACAGTATGTGCTCCTTGTTTAATTTATGCTGAAGCGAAGGTTATGGAATTAGTTATTTTCATTCCTAGACTTGCAGTGACAACGGAATCCATTGCTGCTGTAATTGAAAATGACGTAATCACGGCATCAAACTCCATGTCTTTTGCGTCACTGAACCTAACCAAAATTCCTTTTACTGTTCCATCAATTGCTGCTTCTATGGTTAAGTGACTGGTTGATGCAGGGTCATAATTTATTTCAAAAGTGCACTCCCCACCGTCCTTAATTCCACCAATGAATGTTCGCCAAGTTGAATCAAGATTGCTTGTATCCAACGTTGCCAAACTTAATGAAATTGGCGATATGGATGTAACATCTGCTATCATTGTTACACCACCGTCAATACTTATCTGTGTTGTGTTTGCTGTAATTGCTGCCATTTCTGTCTGCTCCTAGTTTCTTGTCTAATCTGAATACCACACGATGTAACTGCTTTCAATAATCGAAACGCCTCGACTATTGCCAATCGCTGAATCTTCTACAATCCCTATATCATTATCGTGGACAAGGGAATTGATAGCCACGCCATCCGTTGGCGTGCCTGTATATCCATTCAGTGCATCAAGCACATGTGCTGCCAAGGTTTTAGCACCGCCATAGGTTTCTGCAATACTGCTCACTGACAATTCTGCACGTGTCATTCCCGCATAACCGTCAAGGTCTTGTTCTGGCTCTGTGCCGTCCAGTTCATACACAATGGCAGGGAACGTTGTGCCTTGTTGTCGCATCCAAGGAAACACCCTTGTTCCAACCAACGCACTTACATCTGTATCTGCAATGAGTATGCTTCGGATTCCTTGTTCTAAACTTGCCATCAGTTCACCGACCTAACTTCACGGATTGCTTTTGTTAATGCCCTATTGAAAATTTCTTTTGCCCTTGGTGTTGTAATATCCCAACCTTGGTCTGCCATGTGTACCGCTTTCATCCTGCCCACATTCATCTTCCTTGCACGTTGTCTGTAACCACGCTTCTTCAAACCCCACTTGTCAATCACAATTCTGTCACCTGTTCCATATTCAACTAGGTGTGCATGAAAACCATTCCTACCTGCTTTCCTGCCAAAGTACATACGTCCAAAGATGAAAATCTTTTTCTTTATCTTCACATCAGTGGTAACGGACTTTCTTAATATGCCAGTTCGCTTTGGTGTAAGTTTGCGTACTGCCTTTCGATACTCCGCAACAGTTGTACGCATTGCCTTCTTCATCACCTTCTTGTTTATTTTCCGTTCAAGTTTGTTCAACGCCCTATCTATTTCCTTAATGCCTGTAATAGATGAACCGCCTGCACGTGTCATGCTCAATCCCTGTGCCATCAGTTGGTTTCCTCTTTGCATTTAAGTTCTAGAAACTCGTTGCGTTCTTCGTGGTTCAACACTGACTCAATTCCAAATATCCTGCTACCAAACAGCAATCGTTTCTTTGGTGTTGCATTGGCTGTGTAACGGATGAAGATGCGATGTGTAATGATTCCAGTTTGCCCTTCCCCAACGTCCACCTCCATGCCACTGGTTGGTTCAATGGATGCCCAAACGGTTTCATCAGTTGACCAACTCGCAGTGGGTTCACCATACGAATCAACAGCAGTGCTTTCCGTTTGAATAGAAACACGGTGACGAAGTTTACCTGCAAGCAGTGCTGCCATTAGTTCACCTCTGGTACTGTGTTTGCTGCAACAATCATCTGCAAGCCCAACGGCAAATCCTTCACGTTGTCAGTTGTTGTGGCTTCCCTATTGTTGTAGAAGTGTCCAACGAACATTCTGTGACCCACAACAAACCCATCAGGTATGTCTGCCGATGTTGCGTACCCCGCTTCGTATTCAATCTCAACCTTGTTGAAAACACTTGCTGTTGGGGTGCTACCTGTGGTCGGGTAGTTTTCACTTTCAATCGGCAATATCTCCGCAGGCATTTTCCCTAACGTGCTCACTTCATACAACGTGTTTGACCATGTTTGTTGTGTGCCATTTGCATCCACATACTTGATTGATGTAACGCTAATCAGTGGAGGTCTTGGCAATACTATCGGTGTTCCTTCTGATGGAAAACCATCAAAGAATGCTGTCATCGTTTGTTGTATCAAAGTGGTATTTGTTAAATCTTCAAGAATGTTTTGACACGCCATACCCATGTACGCAATTTCTGTGTCTTCATCGCTTGTGTCAATTCGCAACCAAGACTTTAACTCAGTCGTGGTTGATGATGATGTGGTTCTTCCTGCACTAATTACCAAACGTTCATAAGTGTATGGTGATTTGTAAACCATTATTCTTCTTCTACTGCTTGTTCAAGGTCTTGTGGCTTTGTAACTGCTCTTTGCTTTTTGCTTTTTGCTGCACCACTTACTGCAACAACTAAACCCTTTTTGATTAAGTGCTGTGCATAATCCTCATCAAGTTCAATAACTGCACCCGCAGTAATATGCCGACCATCTTTTGCCATGCCGTTCTTCACACATTCATATTTCATTATTCAATTCTCCTGCTACGGTTAAGGGAGAGGGCAATTTGTCTAACCCTCTCCCCTTTGTAGCCGTTACAAAATGACTTAGGATGTTGCCATTTTAATAGATTGCACTGCTTCGGATTGTGTAAGTTCACCATCTACTCGTAATGAGCCACGGATTCCTATCAAACCATTCGCAGCGTACAGTTCATCCAATCGTTGGATAGAAACACCTGCGTTGTAAGCGATGTAATAGTAACTCAAATCACCAAACAGAATTGGTTTGTTGGCTGCTGTCATTGCTTCGCAACTATCACTAATTACAACAGGTCTGCCAAGAATAGTATCGGGTGAACCCAATGCCATTGATGGTTCCCAAATGAATGCTTGTGTTCCACCTGAGTATTTCAAGTTTCGCAATGCCTTCACGCTTGCTGTTGCCATTAGCCAAGAACCGTTCTGGCGGTAAGATTCTTTCACCGAATAGAACAAGGTCATTAATTCTTCAAATGTAACTTCAGTAGTCGAAGAAGCAACTAGTGGTTGCGTAGCAGAATCTGTAATTCCAGTGGGTTGCCCTGAACCTGAACCGTTTACAAAAGCGTTTTCCAAAAGAAGCGCAAATTTTCTCCCGATATTGGATGCCACGAACGCCTCAAGATTTACAACTGCATCCTGTAAAAGTTCCTCGGAAATCTGTGTTAGAGTTCCCGCTTTGTGTGGCGTTAATGTCAATTGTCCAAATGCGGGGTCGCTCTCGGTATAGGCATCGCCCTCGGCTGCAATCCACGCTGCACTTCCTGTTGAAGTTTCAGTTGGGATTGTTACTTGCCCTTCGATGTTAAAACTTGTAGCATTCGGTGAGAAGTTTTGTGCATCGTTCATGGTTTCGATAATCATGTCTTGCATGTTGGCTTGACCGTCTGCAAACATTGGTGCGATATAACCGCCCGCAGTGTTTGTACCTTCAATCAAATCCCGATATTCTGCATGACTCAAACTACTTTTTCCACCACGAAGAAACTGCATAAATGCAGAACGGTATGCTGCTGTTGCAACACCACGTGCTTCTTCTTTAATTGTTGGTTCTGCAATTGCGAGTTCGCTTTGCTTGCCTGCCGTTTCTTTAATTTGTCGTTCTTCTGCTGCGATTGCTTCAACTCTGTCGATGTCTGCTTTCAAAGTGTCGGAATCGTTTAGCATTGCATCAACGGTTGACCTTTGTTCAGCATCGAGAGTTTCAGCACTGTCCATAATTTTGCGTGCATCCGCAACCAGTTTGCACCGCTGCTCACGCATTTCTTTTGCCTGTGACATATGCCACCTCTTTCTTATTTAATTTCCTAGTTCATACGATTATTGCAACGGCAATTTACATGTAGAATCAACGGATTCCATATTGTTATAGTGACAGCAAATAAACCAACGCAATTGCAGTTGGGCTTGGTCTACAAATTACAATCAATCGTGACCAGAAAAGCATCAGTGGCATATCTTACAAACGACAAAGACAACGCCACAGGTCAGCATTGCCACTGAAAACATTGTTCCAATTTCCATGAGTTTCAGTTTTGTTTTGTAACTCATTGGTCTTGCTCTGCTAGACGTAAGCGGAAGTGCAGTTTGGTTATTTCGCCAACAGCAGCAAAGTCCGTGTTGTCAATTACCTGCTGTGCCTTGTGTGCTTCCAAAGAACGCAAGGCAGGTGCAGTTCGTACACCCACGGAAGTCTGTTCGTATGCGGGATTTGTCACAATAGAAACGTCAAAAAGTCTTGCACTGTTTATTGTGCGAACATCTATGCCGTCCATCATTGCCCACGAATCTGTGACATCATAGAAACCAAATGACATGGAAACCAAATCGCCACGCCTTAACAATTCTACCACATCATTGCCTACTGTTGTATTCGGTGGGTCTAGTTCCATACGCAAACCGTGGTCATCTTCCCACAGACGTAACGTGCCTGAACCCAATCTGCCAAGCACCTTGTCATCATCATGGTTAAACAATGCGTGCACTTCATCCTTGTTCTTTAATGATTCTGCAAATGCACCACGTTCAATCTTTTCACGGAAGCCACCAAGGTCACTAGACAAAGAATCAAATACAACAGGATAACCAACAATCTTTGGTGTTGTAACTTCTGTCCCTTCATCACGTACTTCTGCAAAGTGTATATCCGTGCTAGTTCTTGTTTCTTTTAGTTCCATGAGTTTTGCATCTCTAATCTTATCGTGGCTGTACATTTCTTCAGTATCATCTTCCATTTCATCGCCTTCCATGCACCATTCTGTTTCATGGTCATCATCCATAGGCATCTTGTGAAAACCTTCTGGACAGTTGCCTTCTTCATCTGGGAATACTCTTGTTATATCATCTGTCATTTTGTCCACTCCTTTGGATAAGTACCGCAGCACTTTCACTGTTCATAAAACTTTTCGCCCAATTGTCACACGATTCAACACGTAGCACTGGTGTATCGGCATTTTCAATTGCAGATTTCCACGTGCTTACCAGTTCATGACCTACTTCTTGTTCGCAATAACCCATGCTTTTGCAACATGGTTCTAAGATTGTTTCAACTTTTCGGTACAACGGTTCATCGCATTCAACAAATAATTCCCAATCATGTGCATCTTCTTTGTTCGCATTGCGGTTTGAAGCGTTGCGGATTATTGCAACTGCCCTCCGTACTGAATCCACCAACCAATCGCTAGACGATTCTTCAGGTAGATTGCTATTTTCACGCACTTCTTCTGGTGGTGGTTCTACATATTCTACATCTGCAAAGTTCAAAGGCATTATGTACTTATCGCCTTGTTCACCAATCGTGTTGAGGTTTTCACGCTTCCTAATTTCGTTGATTGAAAGCCAACCAGATTCACGTGCTGTTCTGTAAGCAGCGTATCGGTCAATTGTGTTACCACGCAACGCTTCTTCTGCAAGAAACTCTGCATAGATACTTTTGTCATCAACGCCCAATAACTTCCTACTTATCTCTTGTTCCCATCTGCGTAGCCAAGGCATCAATGTTCCTTGCATGTATTGAATCTGTTGGCTCTCAATGTTTGAATAGGTGGCTCTAGATAAATCTTGTATCATGTGCGGTGGCATTCGGTAGATACGGCAAATATCTTGCAGTGCGTATTGCCTTGCTTCAAGCCACTGACTGTCGGCATGTGGGATGCTCAAACTATCCCACTTCATTCCTTCTTCTAAAATTGCAGTCTTTCCGTGATTGTTTGCCGAGGAGTACATGGAATCCCAACCTTTTCGCAAACGTTTGGCTGCATCTTCAGACAACTTTGCGGGATGTGATAACACGCCTGATGGTCTACTGCTGTTCTGGAAAAACGTTCCTCCGCTTTTTTGCATGGCTTGTGCCATTCCGATGACTTCTCTTGCGTACCCAATTGGCGAATAGCCAACGATGCCATCGTGTCCAAGCCCCTTGATGTGGAACACGTTTTCACTTGGTAGTCTTACTGACGTTCCCGCAGCGTTGTAGTTATACCAAACCGTTCCATCTTTAATTTCAATGGTCATATTCTCTGGCAACAGAATCCACAAGCCAATTGCCGTGCCTGAATTGTCACGTTCAATCTCTGCATAAGCGTTTCCATACAACAAGACATGTGCGGTCATTGTCTCCTTGAAGGTGAACGGTGTCATTTCGGGGTTGGGTGCAACTTGAAATAACTTGGCAACAGGGTGCGAATCAATTGGTTCACGTACCATGTCCGACACACGTGAATAGATTTTAATTGGAAGTGATGCAACGTCCTCACTAATTACACGAACACAAGCAAACACCGCAGGTTGATGAAGTGCCGTGTCTTGTGTTACCGTTTCACCTGAAAATGTTTCTGCCCCTGAAAAAACTGTTTTCCACCAACTCTTGTCTGTCAGTTGGCTGCGTGTTTCTTTATCGCTTCCTCGTATCCACTTAATCAATCCCATTAAAGAATCTCCAATGACTGTGATTCGTACACACTTTCTGCACCATCGCCTGTTGCATTTGCTCTACCAATTCCCATGACTGTTGAAACGAGACCATCGATTTTTGTGCTTGACCTGCTCTTGTTCAATTTTATGTTCCCTGCTGCATCCTCTTGGCACGCTACTCCTGTGGCATTGAATCTTAATACTGGATGACCACCATGCCTTAAACGCTTGCCCATAATCATTGCTTCAAGTTGTTTGCATGGAGCAGACATGCTCCTGTAACCTTGTCCAAAGTATCCAACATTAAACCCATCCTGTTCTAATTGCACAGAGATGGAAACAGCATTCCATCTGTCCAGTATCACTTCTTTAATGTTATAGTGGATATGTAACTCCTGTATCTTCTTTCTTATGAAAGCGTAGTCCACAATATCACCTGAAGTTGCAATAATAGATGGCGGTGTAGAATCTCGCCACTGGATGTATGGCACACCATCGTCATGTTGCCTTCGTGCAATGTTCTCATTCGGAACAAAGAAGTAAGGCAACAAATCAAAGCCACCACCTTCATCTTCTGTGCGTGGAAACACAAGCACAAGGGCTGTCATATCCAATGTAGATGAAAGGTCAAGCCCCGCATAACATTCACGCCCTTGCAGTTCTTCTTCGGTGTAAGGTTCTTCGCACGCATCCCACGCTTGCATATCAATCCACCTGTCCATTTGTTCGGTTGGTTGGTTCAAATAAAGTCTGCGGAAAGCATTTTGGTATGACGGAAGTGCTTTGGCTTTGATGCACTCCTGTTCGTAAAACTCTACCGATACAGTTGTGCCAAGTGAGGGGTTGCACCTTGCCCAAACTTCAGGGTCATCCCATTTATCTTCCTTCTTTGCTGCCCAGATTGCAGGTAGGAAAGACGAGTCAACAACCGTGCCGTCTTGAACCTTTCGTGCATAGTTGTGCAAGTCTCTCCACAGTGTTGGCTCTGCTGTTCCTGCTGTTGTAATTGAGATATTCAACGGCTGCTTTCTTGCTCCCTGAGAGGTAATCAACGCCTCGTATAATTCTCTCGCATCAGGTTTTGTCCATACGTGCAACTCATCACAGATAACAGCACTGGCATTCAAGCCATGTGCAGTTCTTGAATCTGATGCTAGTGCCTTCATCGTTGAACCTGTACTTGGAACAACAATTGCGTGCCTATAAATCTTGCAATGCTTTGAAAGGTATTCATCGGATTCAACAAAACGCTTTGCAATGTTGAACACAATGTTGGCTTGGTCACGGTCTGCTGCTGCTGTGTAAACTTCACCGCCTTGTTCATCACTTACCAAGCACATCAATGCAAGCCCTGCTGCAAGCGAACTTTTACCACTCTTTCGCGGAAGTTCGCAAAGGCAACTTCTGAACCTGCGGGTGTTGTCGGGGCGTTGCCATCCGAACAAGTTTGCCACAATTGATATTTGCCAATCAGACAGCACAAACCTTTCTCCCGCCCATCGACCCTTGTGGTGTTTCAGAAACAAAGGAAAGAAATTAACAGCGTGCATTGCCTTGTCTGCATCAAATGTAGAATCCAAACACTGCACGGTTGGGTCATAATCAGGAAGCAGTAAACTAATTTCCTTGTCTGTCATACTCCAAGATACTTCATACGTTCGTCTTGTTTCTTGCTTTGATTGTCACCAGTTGTTTGCACACGGCTTCTTGCCGATGGTGTTAAACCAAACTCACACAGCAAATCCTTCAACGCCTTGGCTGAGTTCCTAGCGATTGCAACGTAGGGCGATTGCTGCAAGTATTTAATCTTGCCATCTTCCGTTTTAATTGAGTACACATCACCGTCTTTTTTAATCATTTCGTCAGCCCTTCGCCACGTTGCAAACGTTTCACTGAGCAAATACAACGCCATTCCATCTGCCACTGTCAGCACCTTCATGTCTGAAAGAATTGGTACAAGTTGTTCCCAACAATCCTTTGCCATACCATCAAGACCTGTTGGCATTGGTGGTGGTATTGCTTCTGGTTGTGGTTCGTTTTTATTTATTTCGCCACGCCAACTTCCACGCA